ACCTTCCGCGTTCTTGCGGTGTTTCTCAGACTCAGCCCACTTGCCACGCGGGACAAATGCTTCTTCATGCCCTTCAAGGGTCAGAGTTGCGGACCCGTCTTTCAGGGTGTATTCCTTTTGGGCTTCTTCGTTGAGTGCTTTGAACTGTTCTTCTGTGAGGATATATTTCATTTTGATTTATTTGGTTATGGGGGCACCGCCCCCGGTTAAGCATACAGAAAACGGTTTTTGTTCGGGGTTTGCAAGATAATTGAAAATAGCGGTTGACGGGTAAACAGAAAACGTTTTTTGTTTGAGACCATGCCAGATACAAAAACAGATAGTAACAAGACTTACACCCGCGCCCAATGGATTGATTTTGTTGGAAAATTCCAAGAGGACGAAGGGTTGATTTCATTCTATGAAGCAGAACAAATGGTTTTGCAGTTAATCCGGGATGGGAAAATGGAGAGACCGGAACCGTGCTAGTTATGACCGCCAATTCCTCCGGGTTCTTTACTCATTGTCTTGCAAGAGAGACAGGGAGAATTGGGCACCTGTATTCACCCAAAGAGCAAAAGGGCCCTTGGCCTTGGTTGCCTTATGCCTTGGACAATGGGGCTTTTGCATGTTGGGACAAGGCAAGCAACACATTTGACCACGCGAAGTGGGCAAGCGTTGAACACCTTTGGTTTGAACTTATTGATTGGGCAGAGTTGAACAAACAAAAACCCCTTTGGGGCATTGTCCCGGATGTTGTGGGGGATGCTGAAAAGACCTTCCAGAAATGGGACAAGTTTAACCACTACTTGACTGAACGGAAAATCCCCTTGGCTCTTGCAGCACAGGACGGGATGACCCCCAAGGATGTCAAAGCCCTGAAGGTCCAACCGGACATTTTGGCAATCGGTGGTTCGGATGAATTCAAATGGGGCACCTTGGAAGAGTGGGTTGCAAACTTCCCAAGGGTCCACGTTTTGCGCTGTAACATGCCAAGACGCTTGATTCCCCTTGAAGCAATGGGGGTTGTGTCCATTGATGGGACCGGGTGGGACCGGGGGGACGCAAAGCAGACCTTTGGGTTGGAGAAGTGGGCAAGAAGCCGCGCCCAAGCGTCAACCCATTGGTTGACAAAGGGGAAGATAAAGAAAGCCCGGATTTGCCCACAAGCTGTGATTGAGCAAAAGACAAGGGCACAGAAAGCACTACTTGGGGACTTATATTGATGAAAACAACAATCACATTCACCGGGCTTGAACTAGCAACATTGCGCCACGCGATGGAACTTGAAATTGCCCAAATGCCAAAGGAAGCCAAAAAAGATTATGCTTCAGCACTGTTGGAAAAACTTAGTCACTCAAGCCAAAACCGGGAAACATTCGGTGGGGTCAATTGTTCCCGGTGTGGTAATTTCATCAAAACAAACCACCCGCTGAAACCCGGTGTCTTGTGCAACCATTGTGACTTTGCAGACCAATAGTGGGGTTTAACTCAGCCCCGCCGCCTTAAATGCTCCGGGTTCTTCAAGCTGCATTTCCGCAAGGCTCAAGGCTTTGAAGTCTTTACCAATCCCCAAGTTCCTGAATTCATCCGCTGACAAGCCCCCATCCCGGAACAGCTTCGCCCTTGTGGGTCCAAGTGCTGTGTTCTGGAATGCTTCGTCTTGAGTCTTCAGCCAATCATAATAGCTCTGATCTGCCGGGATTGGTCCATCAATGGAACTTCTTGTCCGCCCTTCAGAGAGGAACTTGAATTCATCCGATAGGACCGCAACCGTTGTGCTTCGGCAGTTCGGGTGAATCGGGGGGGTTGGTCCTTCACCAACGGGCCATTTCTGACCATCAAGGCTTTTGCACTGGTTGGATGTTCTACTGTCTAAGGTTGAGACCCATTCGTATTTATCAACAATGTCTTTGTTGTTCTCCCACACAGCGTTTCTTGACGCACTGGCAACATGCTGAACGGATGTCCTGACCACTGTTTCAGCATTGCGCCGGGACACGTCAAGAATCCCGTCTTTGAATCTCCGGGCCTTAGTCCCTATCACTTCCCGGACAAGCTGTTGGTTGGTCTTCCCCTGAAAGAACCCCTTCTTGAAGGTCCCAATCACGCGGGCGGTCTCATTCCCTGCAAGGTCTCCAATGAACCCTTCCATTGATTGCCCGTTGAATGCCAAGGGCAGTGCTTCAGCGAACTTGAAAGCTTGCTTGGGGCTGACAAGCTTCATGTTGACCTTGCCAATGATGGTCTTGGTGATGTCCCCGGCTTCAAGTGCTGCATACACGCCCGCAATCTTCTCAAGTTCCGGGGTCAACAGTTTGATTTGGTCCCCGTATGCCTTGAAGACATCCTTTTCAAAGGCTTTCAACCACTGATTAAATGCGGTCCGGGTTGCCCCGGTAACATCAATCCCGGCTGACTTCGCACGGATGATTGCAGCAAGGTCAGGGAAGATGGTGTTGAAGTCTTGCACTTGACCAGACTTCAACCGTTCAAGAACGACTTGCCGCCGGATTGCTTCGTCAAGCAGGGGGTTTGGTTTGTGTGGCATTTAGAGAGATAAAAGGTTTTTGTTTTTATCTGCAAGAAAGTAGTTGACTGATAAACAGAAAACGTTTTTTGTTTAGTGCATGGGAAAAATACAAGAAATTACAAAGTGCATCCATGTCAATTTGGAAGAACCAAATGACGAAATTTACGCTGTGTTTGTGGTGTCAGACAAGTGCTGCCATGACATCTGTGAAACATGCTTCCTTGCCAGTGACGCCCTTGAAGGGAATTCAGTGAACAGCGAAGCATCTTACACAGTTTTATATTATACTTGGGAAATTTAGAATGAAAGTAATAAGAGTAAACAAGGCAATTTGTAAAAAAATTGCCACTGAAAGGCATTATTCAAAAAGGGTGGGCATCTTTTGGGAGGGTTACGCCTTGGTTGAAGGTGGAGAAATTACGGGGGTTTGCATTTTTGGCCAACCTGCTGCTATGATTTCAAAACATGCTTTCAAGGACCGGGACTTCAGATTATACGAACTCACCCGGCTTGTGGTTTGGAGTGAAAACAAAAACGCAAGAAGCTTCTTGATTTCCAAAAGTTTAAAGATGCTGTCTGTGAGACCTTCCGCTGTCATATCTTACGCAGACAGTAACCAAGGACATTTTGGGATAGTTTACCAAGCGACCAATTGGATATATACCGGGGCACCTGTTGCCTGTGGGAAAAATGTGGTGATTGATGGGAAAATTTACCACCCCCAAACGCTTACAGATATGGGGATAAAGAACCAACACAAGTGGGCAAAAGAAAACGGATATGAACTGATACCACAAAAACCCAAACACAGGTATTTTCAACTCCTCGGTAGTAAAAGGGAAAGGAAAAACATGCTGCTAAAATTGAATTACAAAGTGGTCAGTGAATACCCAAAGGGGGAAAAAACAATGTATTCTTCCCCTACGGGACACATCAAGATGTTAGATGCTTACAAGAAAGATGGGAGGTTGAAAGCCTTGCTTGGCTCATTATATTAAGTGTTGACTTTAAACAAAAAACGTTTAGTGTTTAATAATGGAAATGAATAAACTGGATCATAAAATACGAAGTCTCGCCCCCCAATGGCTTACCGATGAAGTTGATGAACTGATTGAGTTGGCACTTGTTGAGAAGTGGGAATTTCAACCCAAACACTACATTGATTGCTTTGATTGGTGGGAAGGGCAAGATTGGACAGACACCCGGAAATATAAGTTGACAATGACCAAACTTGAACGTGCTTGTGGGGTTCAAGTCCAGTTGGGCAAAGGTGAAGAATCCCAAGTCTTCAGTGGGGATAGTTGCCGGACATACCGGGAAGGGGATTGGGTCTTTGAAAAAAAATGGGAAGAGTTGACTGACTAGCCAACACCTGCCCCCCCGGTCCTCAAACCGGGGGCTTTTTTGTGCCTACACACTAGGCGGAATTATGATGTCTTCCATCTGACCCTTGGCAATCTCGTCATCCTCCGTGGCAATCCCCACTTTGCGTAGCTGTGTCCGGGCTTCCTTGTAGGTAATCAGACCGCCTTGCCACTCTGCAATGATTTGTGCGCGTTCCTCCGGGCTTGCCATTGCCGCGGCAAAGTCGCTGTTCAATTCAAATTCAACCTTCTCCGGGTCCACATCCGCAACGAACCGGGAAGCGTTGTAAAGGGCTTTGCGGTAAGCGGTGGACACATTCTTTGCGATACTGGACAGGACAGAAGATTCAGAACCCTCTTCAATCAAGGCTTCTGTTGCTGTGCCCTTGGATGAAGTGGGCTCAATCAGCTTGGCACCAATGGACTTCATTTGGTCCTCTTTGTGTTTCATCGCTTCCGCGGCAATGCTGTTTGGTTCAGCATGGAGAAGGAAAGCATTTGCGTCCTTGGGTAAAGCAATGGCGGACCGGGAACCAAGCTTCACCCCATCCTTGAAGTTTTCATCCATCCATTCTTGTCCCAACCCGGTCATTACCAATTGGTCCTGTCCGGTAATGAAGACCCCTTCTTCGTAATCCGCTGAATTGCGATAGTGCGCAACGTTCAGGGTTGCCAAGTCGATCAATGGGGCCTTGTCAATGTGGGGTTCATTGTTCACAGAACCAACGAATTCAAAAGGTATCCGGTCAAGGGGTTGCCCCCGGTGGTCCTCCAACATGCTTGGGAAGTTCTCAACAACTTCAAACTTCTCTCCGTTTTCGGGCTTATCTTTCTTGCGCCACACAGTCACTTGGACCGCAAAGCGGTTTTCATCCATCTGGACAAGCCGAAGTTCGCGCCAACGCGGTTCAGTCTCCATTTCAAAATCATCATCCCCCACAACCGCGGTTTCCTCAATCTGTTGGACCAACCAAGCTTTTGCTTCGTCATATGTGGGGAAGACCTTTTGCCAATAGTCATTTTTGTTCATCCTTGAATCAACACGGGGGGATTGATGTCCCTTGAAGAAGTGAAAGCATTTGGTCTCTTTGGTCACTTCGATGGATTCAATGTCTAATGATATTGTATTAACTTTGAACTGATTTGTTTTCATAATTGGTGGTTCTGTTGCGGTTTAGATTGAGTTAGCGCGAATGCCAGAACGTTCAACACAAGCGATTTCCAGCATCACAAAAGTTCTGTTCAGCTCATACTTTGCGCAAAACAAGCTGATTACATTCAGGCGTTTTTCAAAGCTCTTGATGTTGATGAATTTGATGACGAATTTTTGAAGTAGTTTGATGTCCATGCCCTAAACAAAAAACGTTTTTCATTTACCCGTCAACCCCTAAAACGCACATTTTGAAAATAAACACAAAAAAGCCCCGAACTGTTCAAAGTCCGGGGCTTCCTGCTTCTTGCCAAGTTCACTTGTTTTTGAGGTCCTTTGACTTCTCTGTTGTGATAAAGGGTTGAAGCTGTGGATAGTGTCTTGCCGTTCCCCGGCAGAGCTAACCGGGACAGGTGGGGACTCCCTTTAGTTCCCTTATCTGGGCTTGCAGTCCTTTAGTCTGTGCCCTTAAAAATGCCCGCTGTGGTGCCGGGCTGAAGGTCTTGAAGTAAGCTCTTGAGATTGCCCGGAGTGCAAAGAAGTCCCAAGGGTGTTCCTTGTAAGTGGCATAAGTCACAGCGTCCGCCGGATATGCGCGGAACATGTAAGCATCCGTCAAGTATTCTGTGAAGGACTCATTGAGCACAACAACAGCTTCAAAAACTATGGGGTGAGGTATCATTTGAGACAGCACTTTTTAAACTTCTTGCCAGACCCGCAAGGGCAAAGTGCATTGCGGGGAGTAGCTTTGACCCGCGG